TGGCTCTTATACTTCTATCATGTCTAATAATCCTGTTTCTAAGCCTTCATATTCACAAGTAGCAATTCGTGTTGGTGGCTTAACTGTTGAAATTGGAACAGAAACACAATACCCAGACATGATTGATGATTTATCTAACCGCGCTCTTTTTGCATTTAAAGAGGCTATGAATAACTGTAAAGAAAACGGTATTGATATATCTGATATGCGATTAATTACCACCGATTGGGGCGATGAGTCCGAAGACTAATGAGCGAAGCAGGATTTGACGAAACTTGGCAAGAAGATGAATTTGATTATGGCATTATCCCATTTTATAGAAGTTAATCTAACCAAACTTTATATTCTGCTGTAACTCTGCCTTTAATTGGGTCAATAAAATGCAATCGTTGGCTTGGTATAGCACTTGCGGCTAATAAATCTCTAGCATATCTATTATCACTTTCTGTGCTACCTGTCTGATAAATAGAACCCAAACCGTTTGCCATTGGCCAACAGGCGTGCGTGTGATAATGCCCTACATAAACATCTCTAAATTCCCAAGGGTATGCACCAGACCGCCAACGATTAGCATGTTGAACAATAGAAGTAGGAGATGCAAAACCATTTCTGCCAACTTCATCACCATGTATTAATAAAGCACGATAGTTACCAATTTCTACTCTTTGTACATCTTCTGGACAATCTTGCCAAGTTAAACGCTTTTCATCTGATAATAACTGTCGTGCTAATTCGTAGCACATACGGTCAATATTATCGTTGCGTGGTACATCTGCTCTTTTATTACCAATTCTTCCATGATTACCCCATTCCGCTACAACAAGAACATTTTCATAGATAGTTAATGCACGCCTAATAGTGTCGGTAATTAAACGCGATACGGTTACATATTGTTCAAATAAAGTAGCATCTACTTCGTGTAGTTGTGCAGGATAGTTAAATAAACCTTCAACCATATCTCCGCCAAATAATACAACTGCATCTTTAACTGGGTGGTCTGCTCTTTGTACTTCCGTAATACGGTGTGCTTTATCTACAAACTCCATAACACGCTTACGCATAACTTGTGAATTGTAAGTAGTTGTTTTCTTAGCGCCTTGCCAATCAGTTAAATGCCATAAAGCAATCTCATTACTTTTTTTGCGTTTATCCGTAGTAGGTGGTTGTACAGGTGTAATTGGACCCATAGATAATGTGGCATCGTAAGCGCTTTGTATAGTTGCCCCTACTAATTCTTCTGTTCTATTCTTTGCATCTTTAAGTTGTTTTTGAACACGAATTAATGCTTGTCGTAATTCTTTTACATCTTCGGATTCTATGCCTTCGGGTAAATCGTTAAATCGTTTTTCTAGGCTCATTTGTTTTTTCTTTTATAGTAGAAAGAACAACTTCGTGCATGTTCGGTGTAACCAACTTTATCTAACCAATTATCTTCATGTTCTGGATTTTTAAATGCCCGAACCGTTTTAAATGCGTCCATCATTAATGCCACTTTATATGGTTCTATGGGTTCAATATCTAGTAAAGCACCCCACACTTTACCTATCGTTAAAAAGTTAGAATAAAAATCACCGTGTTGTATTTGTCTTTGTTCTAGAATTGCTTCTATTTGTTGGGACATTTACATAATCCGTTTCTATGGGCTCTAATTGATTCATTACTAGATTTGATACCTTCTGCACGCAAAGCAAGTAAAACTATATTTTGTGAGTAGCCTTTAGCCCACGCATTGTCAAGAGCCTCTTTATCTAATGAATTTAAAGCGTCATACATAACTTGATAGGCACAATAAGTATCTGGTCTAATACGAGTATCTGCCATATTTTTTAATCTATCTTCTAGTGCCATTTTATTAACCCCCAGTAAATTAATCATACACGCAAAAGTATATACGCTCGTATTTACGAAAGGTTTTTATTTCGTTTTGAATTAAGTTTAGAGATATAGGCACAAGTGGCACATCTACGCCCACGCTGACCTTTTATATATTTAGTGTTTTCAGGCGTAAATTCATGACCGTGTTTACAATGAGTTCTGGCGCTACGCACTTTAACCAATAGGCTTCTTTTTATATTATTAGATTGAGATATTGCCTGTAAGTGATTTGGATTAACACAACTAGGGTTTCGGCATATGTGGTCAACTACTAATCCATTAGGTATTAGTCCTATAAATTGTTGATAAGACCATCTATGTCCAGTAACAGTTTTACCATTTTTGTCCGTAAATAATGCGTAACCGTTTTTAAGTTTAGAGGCGTGCCAAACCCAACAGTTGTTTATATCAATAGTATATTTTTTATTAAATCGTGCAAGTATATTCATTTATGCCTTCGCCTAGATATTAATATTTCCCCAATACTACTATCTAGGCAAAGCGCTATTTAGTTTTTTTGGTGCTAGATGACTTAGAAGCCACCTTTTTAATTTCGTTCATAGACTTTTCGGCTATAAGACCAAAATCTGTTTCTGATGGGTCAATATATTTGGCAACTGGGGCAAGTAAAGCACCAAGTAATACGGCTAGTTCAGGGCGTATATCTGCCACTAAAGCCAAACCCAATACAAATGCCGAAGCAATTACTGCTCTTAGATAACTTTTTAACATACTTTTTTGTGAATTATTAATTTTCATATTTCTCCTCATGGTCGTGCTACGCCTAGAACCAAAGAGTAGCCGCGTTTCTTAGCATACACCGCACCACCGTTTGCTTGCGACCCCTTATCTGAGGTGTTGCCTTCAACGGTAACTAATATGCTTTTACGCTTCCAATTTTTAGTAACAATACCTACATGGTCAGGTTCAGCATCATTATCAAATTGAAAAAAAACAATATCGCCTTCTTGTGCCTCTCCTACCGTTACTAATTTGTTCCGTTTGGCGAACCATTTAAGTCCAGCATCACATGAAGCAAACCCTTTAGAATTTTGTGCCGCAATATTTTTACTTAACCCTACTTGTGCGTAACACCAAGATACAAATATGGCACACCAAGGCTGATTATCTAAACCATACCATTTTCCATACATAGTGCTGTTATTGCCTGTTTCAGAATAACCTATTTGTGAATTGGCTATATTCGCTACACTCATTTTTTTAATGCCTCTTTTACTAAATCTGTTAATAAATTAACTTTATCCTCTAATGCATTAACGGTGTCTTTAAGCGAACTGCCTCCGTTCGGGCGAAGTTCTGATAGATAATGTTTAACTAAGTGTCTGACCACGATTGCAAGTGTGCCAACTAAAGTGCATACGGAAACCGCTAATCCAGCCCATTCATTTGTGCTCATACAAATCCTTTATACCCAAGTAATAACTTTAACTATACCATTATTATCTAATGCTTTAAGTTGGTTTGATGTGGTATTAAGCCAAATATCACCTTTGCGTGGATTGGTAGGGTCGGTAGCCACATTAGGTGCAGTAAAACGAATAGCAGTTTCTAGTTTATTTAAACGGTCATTTATGCTATCAAAAATAATACGCAAATCAGGCGGTTGATTAATAAATCCCATTTTAATCCGTTCCAGTTGTTAATGTAATTGTAACTCTTTCTGGACCATCTTCTCCAGGTTGTATAGATAAACCTACAATACGGTAAATTTCATCATATGTATTTGGAAAACGGCTATCTGTAATAATTAAACGCGCATCATCACCTAACTCGTAACTGCCAAATACTGGTGCTTCATAGGCAGGAACAATTACTTTAACTGTGGTGGGTGGATAAGATAATGCCGTAACTCGACCCAATGCCAATTCATTTAAAACTGTTTGGTCGGTTATATCTGAGTAGTTGGCTTGGTCTTCAAGTAATGCCCAACCATCTGTAAGTTTTGTGCTATCGGTGGCAATAGATATTAATTTACCTTCATTTGAACCTGCGCCTAACGAATATATTTTATTAGCCGCTATTGAACCATCTTCGGGATATACATATTCAACAATATTTCCGGGCATAGAAAAAACAACTGCACTAGAATCGCTAGTTGAATATACTGTGCCACTTCTAGGATAATAAGTATTAAATGCTTTGATAATTGAACCACTTTCATAATAAACATCTATATCAAAATCGAAGCCATCTGTTTGTCTAGATAAATCTTGCACCGCTTGAAAAACTGTTTTTAATTCGTATGAATAATAAACTCTATTAACTAAAACGCCAGAAGTTGTTTGTCCCAAAGTATTATATGTAACACCTATATCGCCATTTGTTTGTAATTGTGCTGTTTCAACTAATGATTTAGCAATATTTAATTGGTCTGTTGCCGTAAAAACGGCTGTGGAGTTAATTCTTCTTCTTTCAAAATAAGATATAAATTCTCTGGCTGAAAGAGTAATTGTTTGTGATGTTGAATTATAATCTCTGCCCCAAAGAACTCCGCCCCATACAAGAGTTCCATCTCTATCTACATAAATTGCATTACGCCCAGGAATAGTAGCGGTTTCAACATTTAAAGCGTCTGCATCTACACCAGATAAAAGTAGATGTCCTTGTAATGAACCAGCCTGATTTAGTTGTTGTGTAAATGAAACCCCAGTAAGAGGTAATTCTGCAATAATTTCATTTGTTACAAGGTCGGCAAAAAGATAACGATAGGTAGTAGTCATTATGTAATTCTACCCCAACGAATTTTGTTCCATGCTCTTTCGTGGTAATAGTAGATAACAACCTTTACTACCGTTTCCCAAAAGGCTATGAGCGTAGCCAAACTACTCTTGCCTGTAATTACATAAACTACTGCCCATGAACTTAGAGTTCCAAATATTCTGTAACTCAAAGACTTGGTAAAAGACCGCGCCTTTGTTACCTTCATATTCCTAGTTCTTTCCGTTTCTCTGTTGC